TTTGATAAGGTAGCACCTTTACTTGATGATGACGATGCATTAGAAGCACTATGGAAGAAGGAGTATTCTCTCTCTGCTATTACTGCTCCTGATCAGTTTAAATCTTATGAAGATTTAGAGAGACGTCTTAAGACTGTCTTAGGACAGAAACCAGTTCAACGTCCTCGACTGGATGAAGAGTTGGAAGATGAAAGTGAAGGACGTCGTGCAGTAGATGATCCTAATCATTATGCTTCAGCTACTGTAAAGTCTGCTGACGTTAGTGAAGAGGATGATGCACTTAGTTACTTTCAAAGGTTAGCTGAGGATTGACGTACAATCAATTCTGCTTGACTCTTTTAGTCATAGCAGCGTATATTAATCTCTTTAGATCGTTTCACTGATACAGTCTAATATTTTCTCCTTTCTTTAAGGTGCGGTTCACATACTGAGCTGCACCTTCTTTGTATGGCATGAGTTCGTCCATATCATTAAAGATTACATTAAGATATTGTGGTTTTAGAAGGAAGATATTTCTTTTTTCATCTTCAATTTCAGATTCATATTCATAATTTGTGATACCTTTAGTTATCTTTGCTGCTGGGATAGTATGGTAACCATTTCCATCATAGTATTCATAGTAGTAAGCATTACCAACTCCAATGTTTCCTTCTACAGTAAAGATAACTTCTTCTGTTCCTCCTATTTCTGGGTTGGTAACTGTGGGAACAGATGGTAATACATATTTAAATCTAATTACCTTGTCTCCTACACTTAGTATTTCTGTAACAGCAAATCTTCCGTTGTAAATGTTTTCCGATACATTAGTAATTAAAACTTCTGATCCTACAACTAAATTTTCTATACCATTATACATGGTAACAGTAGCTATTTTAGAATCATTACCTGATATTTGATTTATTTTTGTAGTAGTTACTTGAATAAAGTTACCATTAGTTCTCCATGTGTTAGGAGTTTTTAAGCCTCCAGGTAAGATAATTCTTCCTTGAGGATCTTTAATTTCTACAGTTTCATAATGATGAATGCCAGAATATAATTTATCATAAGTTCCATACTTTTCTAACATTATTTCATCAAAGGATGTTTGAGGAAGAGGCCATTCAGTTTGAATGTTAACTATATTATTTGATAAAAGAATAACCCAATCTAAATCTGCATTGTCGTATTCTTGAAAGGCTACATTATCTGGTCTATCATCTCCAATGATTTTATATTTGGTGAAGAAGTTTAGATTGCCAAATATATCAGGACGAATTTTTCCTCTTTTAAAAAGATTTTTTACATTAATATAGTTAGAAATGTCATTACTATCTTGAGTTCTATTGACATACTCAAAGTTTGGTACTTGTCTGAAATATGATTGGGTCATTGTTAGAATCCCATGTCGTTTGTATCATTACTAAATTCATAATCATGTCTGTATATTGGATTGATTTCTCCAAAGGACATAGTTACTTGATACTCAGTCATTGAACCATCTTCATAGGTCATGTACTGGCCACTAGGATTATATTGTACGTCAAAGGATTGGAGAGCGCAGGTTTTGATTTTGTTTAGATATGGATGTTGACCTCCATTTTTAAATATGTATTTTAATTTGAATACATTAGGAGTTTCTAAGAATAATTTACTTGCTGTTCTTCTAGGAGCCATTTCTTTTTTGAAGAATTTAATAATTTTCTTCACCATTTTAGCTTCTCTTTCTTCTCTAGGAGTAAATTTAAATGAGTAGTTAAATGTTCTGAGTCTAGGTCCTTTGAATAATAATTCTAAGTTTGGGTTTAATGTTTTACCTGTAGTTCTTGTAAAGATGTTTGCTCCTACTGCTTCTCCAGCAAAGAAACCAGCAATATCATTTGTTTCAAGTCCAGAATTTTGTAGAAGATTTCTTGCTTCCGTGGTGAGACTTTTCATAAATGCTTCGGAGATACCTTTAAATCCTTCTCCTCCTGCCGCTGCACCAATGGTTCCTCCTGCTACTTTAGCTCCTGCAATTTGCATAGCATTAAGACTATCTTGTCCCCAATCTACGCCACTTTGTTCTTGTAGTCCTCCAATCATTGGAAGAAAGACTGTTCCTTTAATAGATCCTTTTCTTGCTTCTTCATCTATATCTCTAAATCCTGCTCTTGCTGCTGCACTTAATTGATTAGGAATATGTTCTAGAGCATCAACTTTTAGATAATCAAATTTTATTTTTCTGCTTTCATTAATAGGATACCTTCCAATAAATTTTCCTATTGTAGATCTTCTATTAGCATTGGTGTTAGGAAGAAATCCTAAGTTACCTACTAAAGTAGCCTCTGTATCTTTTTTTATGTTGGGAGAAGATTTTCCTGATGCTTTTTTAATAGTATCTTTAATAGCACTATTGGTATTAGCCGTAGCAATCCAATCATCACTTGCTCCAAGCTTTGTAAGATAATTAGGACCAAAATTTAAGTCATTTATATTAGCATAGGTTATTGTATTAGAATCTGCATTCCAATAATCTCCAGCCTCATTTATCTCAGTCTGAGGGATTGCTGTAAAAGCATTTCTTTCTAGATTATAATTCTCTAAGTTTATAGAGAATGATTTTCCTTCTATGAGGAATGAATCACTAGAAGCCATTTATTATGCGCTATTATGTTTTATTTAGTCTTGTATTTAGCATAAGCTAATGAACGTAGATAATCTATCTCATCATTTTCAATAACATGTAGATTTCCTACAATTTCTTGCCAGGTATAGTTTCTTGAGTCTCCCCAGTGGAAGTTTAATCCTCTAAATCCCCATCTATCTACAAAGGTAACAGCAACTAATGGGTATTCATCGAATAAAATGAATGGAGTTTTGGCATTATATACAAAGGTATAATATTTTCCAGCATCTGGTACTACTTCTGTTTCTCTAAACACTTCTAATATATTCATCATAATATCATCAGAATCTTCAGATCCTTCGAGTTGGCTTTGAAGTTTTTCTGTTCTTGTTGACATTATTTAATACCTAATTCTTTTTCTGTGATAATTTTGAATTCAATTTTTCTATCTTTACACCATTCAGATGCTGCTTTCCATTTAGCTTGATTAACTGCATAAGTATTACATTCATAGAGATAGGATTTGGTTACTCTTTTCTTTTTAAGAGGAGGTTTTGTTTGTTTAAGTGGCTTTACTTCAATTACATATGTTTTTAGTTGTCCTGTATTTTCTTTTACTTTTATAATAAAATCTGGGAAGTAACGCCGAACCCTACCATCAGGAGCACGATATGGGATAAAGAATTCTTCACTTCCCCACTCCATAATATTTTCATTAAGGTCACACCATCCACAGAACTTTCGTTCCCAACTACTACGACATATAATATTATTTGGATTGCCTTGATACTTTCGAGGATACTTTGGTTTGTACAAACTCTTAATACTTTCAGCCATCTCTTATACATAATATATAATCTAAAATATTTATAGATGGCAGGTGTACGTCCAGAAAAGTTAACTGTATCTAAGATAAAGTCTCAGCTGCTGAATATTTCGCAGGCATCTCAGTATAGATTGAGTTTGTCTGTACCTTCTGCTGTGAGAGATAGTATAACATCTTTAAATCAATTTGATTTTGATAATATTAGTTTGTTATGTACTGAAGCTACTCTTCCAGGATCTAGTGTAGCAACTCATGATGTTACTAATGATTATCATGGTGTTAGTGAGAGGATGGCTTACCGTAGAATATATGATGAGTCTATTTCTTTAACTTTTTATGTTGATAGACATTATAAAGTAGTTCAATTGTTTGAAGGATGGATAAATTATATTACTGGTGTTGATGGTTTTAAAAAATTTGAAGATCCTTATGTTAATCATAGGATGGCTTATCCTAATTCATATAAGAATAATATATTTCTAACTAAGTTTGAGAAGGATCATTTCTCCAGAGAATCTAAACTTCTTAAGACTACTCTTGATTATACATTTGTTCAGGCATTTCCTTTGAATATTACTGCTATGCCTCTTTCATATGAGCAAGATCAAGTTGTAAAATGTACTGTGTCGTTTAATTATATGAGATATGTGATGGAAAGAAGGCAGACTGTTTTGAGTGAGGATGGAGAGGAACAACAAAGACAACTGATAGTTAATAAACCTTTTGTTGACGCAGCTTTATTTTAGACCACTAAATAAACATACTGAAATTCTATAGGATATTATGCCTTTACCCACCATTGCTACGCCAACTTATGAACTTGAGTTGCCATCTACAGGAAAGACAGTTAAGTATAGACCTTTTTTAGTTAAGGAAGAGAAGCTTCTTGTTCTTGCATTAGAGACAGAAGATACCAAACAAATTTCTAATGCTATTAAAACAGTCTTAAAGAATTGTATTCAGACTAGAGGAGTGAAGGTAGAGAATCTTCCTACTTTTGATATTGAATATTTGTTTTTAAATATTCGTGGTAAGTCTGTAGGAGAGGAGATTGAAGTTAATCTTATTGCTCCTGATGATAATGAGACTTCTGTTCCAGTAACAATTAATATTGATGAGATTAAAATTCACAAGGAGAAAGGACATTCAAATAAAATAAAATTAGATCCTACTCTTATGATGGAGATGAAGTATCCTTCATTGGATGAGTTTATTAAAAACAATTTTGATTTTAGTGCGGAGGAGATAGATATAGATAAGTCTTTTGATTTGATTGCTTCTTGTATTAGTAAAGTTTATAGTGAGGAGGAGGTATGGTCTACTTCTGATTGTACTAAGAAAGAAGTAAAAGATTTCTTAGAGCAGATGAATAGTATTCAATTTAAGGAGATTGAAAAGTTCTTTGAAACTATGCCTAAGTTATCTCATAAGGTTACTTTTATTAATCCTAAGACAGAAGTGGAGAGTACTGTAGTGTTGGAGGGTTTATCGTCTTTTTTCGCATAGGGATGATCCATATGGATCTTGAGAATTACTTTAAGATTAATTTCGCTTTGTTACAGTATCATAAATATTCATTAACTGAGATTGAAAACTTAATCCCTTGGGAGAGAGACATTTATATTGGAATGTTACAACAACATCTTGAAGATGAAAGATTAAAGCAGCAACAATCTAATGCCTAGCGAAAATACTACTATTAAACCTAAGATGAATCCATCAAAGTTTATGGGTTCATCTTATGCCGCTGGATCATCATTAGAGAAGAGAGTTAGTAATAATGAGAGAAAGATTACTTCTATAAAAAATATTCTTAAAATTAGGAGGAGTAATCTAGCAGAGAATTTAAGACCTTTAGAACCAAAGGAGGAGGAGAATGATAATAGTCAGAATATTGGGGATAGATTACGTAATATTGCACAAGCATTAGGAGTTATTGGTAAGTTATTTCTTAGTCAATTAGGTTTTAATAAAAAGCAGAGTGATGAAGAGCGTAAGAATTTACAAGATGCAAAAAGAAAAGCTAGAGAATCTCAGTTAGAGTCTCAAAAAGGAAAGGGAGGTATAATACCTAAGGCTATATCTCAGCCAGCACTGAGCTTCTTTGATAAGATGAAGAAGTTCTTTTTGAATATTGTTATGGGTGTGGGTGTGATGAAAATATTTAAATGGTTAAATGATCCTGCTAATCAAGAGAAGATAAAATCTTTTAGTGAGTTTTTAATTAAACATGCTCCTTGGATTGTGGGAGGGCTAGCAGCTATTGCTTTGCTTCCTATTGCTCTTACTCTTGTTAATGTAATTGCAGGAGTAATATCGGGATTGGCTTTATTAG